GCTCAACGAACTGACGCTGCTCTTGAATTGCTTCACGCAATGGAAGAATTTATTGTTCACTTACAAGAAAACAATATTGATGCTGGTCAGTGCTACTGCGTAGTAACCCCTCAAACATTTATGGATATCCGTTCACTCGGTGTAGCTCGTGCTAATGGCGAACTTGCTGACGGTGGTAACCAACTAATGTTTAACGGTTCTGCTGTAGGTGGATTTGCTACTGGGCTTGGTGCTCCATATACACAAAGCATGGGTGCTCTTAGAGACTCACTAGTTTACATGGGTATTAACATCATCAAGAGTAACCACGTTCTAACTGATGATCAAGCTACTACTAATACAATCGGTGAAACACGATACGGTCTTGACTTTGCAGCTGGCAAAGTAGGCGCAGTTATGTTCACACCTGACTGTATTGCTTCACTTAAACTCCAAGGAGTTAAAGTTGATACAGTAGATGACATTCGACGTAACACTCAGTTCACTGTTGCTTCAACAATGAACGGTACTGGTGTTATGCGTCCAGAATGTGTCGCACTATTCACAGGCTATAACGATTCGGATACAACTCCAACTCGTACAGAAGTTGCAGGTGCTTCATACCTTAACTTCGCAGCTGCTGATGGTGGCGCAGTATCTGGTGCTTACGCAACAGCGTAACTAATTTAGTTACATAATTCGGGTCCCTTGTCCTTCGGGGCAAGGGACCTTTTTTTTAAAGGAGGTGATCATGGGTAGTATCTCTAGGTTAGATGCGGTAAATCAAATGCTGCTAAGTGCCGGAGAAAGTTTGGTGTCAGACTTAGAAGGGAACTCGGGTATAGATACGGGCTTAGCTGAATTTATACTTGATCAAACCTCTCAAGATTACCAGCTTAGGGGCTTGGCTAATAATAGATTTGTAAAGAAATATAAGCTAGATAGCGCAGGAGATATTATGCTTCCTGATAATGTTCTTGCAGCTGAACTTATTTCTAACCATGTGGATTCCGATGGTAATGTTATTATTGGTATCGATAGACAAAAGAAATTATTTAATATCGTTGAAAACAAATTCAATTGGAAATCTGGTGTAGAATATAATGTAGAAATTGTATTTGAATTAAGCTGGGAAGATTTATCTACTCCATCACAGCGGGGTATCTTAGCTACAGCACAAAGACAATACCAATTAATTGTACAGGGTGATGATATATCAGACAGGTACTTAGGCGAAGCAGAAATGCTACACAAAGCTAGGTCTAAAGCTGCTGATATAAATGACCGAAGAGTTTCTATATTCCAAAACGGTAGCCGTGTAATGATGAGGGCTCTTCAACGAGAGACTGGTACTGGTACAGGTATGGATCCTGTAAGGTTTAGGTTCTGGAGACACAGAGGTGCCTAAATATATTCCAACAAGGATACCTATTAATACATTATCTGGTGGCGTAGGTCGTCAAGCACAGTCTAAACGAATGCCTAATGAAGCAGAAAATTTAGATAATGTATTTTGTACTTTAGAAAGATCTGTTGAACGCAGACCAGGCACTGAGATTGTACTAAGCGAATCCGGAGTTAATACCTTATCGGATAATATTGAATATAATTCTTATAGATGGTTTGTTGTAAGCGAAGACGAGCGTTTTTATATTCTTATTGACAGGTCAATTGATTCAACTGTAGACAATGCTTTAAAAATTTTCAGATTAAATAAACAAGGCGTACTTCATAAAGTAAATGCTGAGGATATTACTGTAGATTCTAAAGCTTTAGAATATTTAAAATATACAGAGACAGATGCTGATCTTAAGTATGTAGCAATCGGTACTTCCCTTTTAATATTAAACACCGATGTCAAAGCTGGATATACTTCAGACGGTGTACACACAAAATTACATAACTTTGATGGATCACTGGGAATACTCCAAGATCCTACAGGTTACGAAGTTATTTACGAAACAGCAAGTACAGTAGATCCAAAAGGAGAAGCTGTAGTTTGGTCTAAGTATGGTACATATATACAAGGCGATACTGTTATAGATGGGCTTGATCCTAACCCTGAAGAAATGACCGCATCTCGTGGTATATGGAGAGTAAACCATTCACATAGTTCTACTATTGGTCCTATAAACGAGCCTCCTCATTATAAATATCGTGATGATGTTAGGAAAGGATTAATTGAAGATATAACAGAAGTTGTAGCTGCTGATGTTTCAGGAGTGGCAGTAGGGTGGACATTCTTTGTACAAAGGGGTGGCGTTGTGCCTAATAGTGTTATGGGTGAGGTGGTTTTAGAAGGTGATAATCCTGCAACATCTGCTAATCATTTAAATGAAATTCAAGATGGAGTTTGGATTAGATGTATTGATGCTAGTAGTGGAACTAGTATGCGATGGGCTATTAATAAATGGGAACGAGTTGATGATGGTCAAGGCAATCCCTTGTATACATCTTTTGTTCCAGTTAAAGACTATGTTTATCCAGACTCAACCAAAGCGCACTTGGGACAGTCGGTAACCGACCTAACAAAACTAAAGTTACCACCTGAAACTGATGATATATTAGATAGGAATAACGCAGAACCTATGTTAGCAGAGTTATACGAAACAGTAGGGAATGTTAACGGAAAAGGTAAAGTATATTATTTCTCTACAACGTATGGCACAGCTACACCAGGATATTATAGAGTTAAATCTGTAAACAAACAACCATATCTACATAAAATTAGAACACCTGATAAACTTTCGGTTATTGATGGTAACAGAATGCCAATGCAATTAGACTATGACCCTGATACGGGGAAATGGTCTTTAAGAATTATTGAGTGGGATCCTAGAACAGGGGGTACAGAAGAATCAAACCCGGGTCCTAGTCCTTTTAGAGACGAAGATGGAAATGCTAAGCAATCGAGGATTTCTTCTATGGCTTTCTATCGAGATAGACTATGGCTATCTTCGGGAGACTCTTTATTCTCTAGTCGTTTAGGTAATTTT